TTTTGATCTTGTTCAAGCAATAAAATATGGTATAAGAGGTGAAGGTGGTAAAGCAGGAAGAACTGCATATAGAGCTGTAAGTTCAAGTATACCTTTTTTAAACTTGTTTTACTTAAAAACAGCTTTTGATTATCTAATAGGTTATCAAATTATGGAAACATTATCTCCTGGTACTTTAAGACGACTAGAAAGAAGAATGAAGAGAGATTACAACCAAGATTTTTTATTGACTAAACCATCATCAACATTTAAAGGTTTCTAATATGACAATATCTTCAACTACAGTAAAAAATTCATATTCAGGTAATGGTAGCACAACAGCTTTTGCTTATACATTTAAGATATTTGCGAACACAGATTTACAGGTAATAATTAGATCATCTACAGGAATTGAAACTGTCAAGACTTTGACAACTCATTATACAGTATCTGGCGTGGGAGATGCTTCAGGTGGAAAT